ACATTCGAGAAGCGGTTGACAGCATGACTGTGACCGGCAACCGGAATGCTTCTCTCGTCGTTTACATTTTTGGTAAATGCAATGAGCTGATCCAGTCCATCAACGAAATCTCGCAGCAGCTGAATACTCCTCCTGAAGAAGAAAATCAGGATGACGATCTTTATGCGGAACGCTTTGGCGAAACCGACGAAACGATCATCATGGAGGAGGAAGGTGAAATGAATGGCGAGCAGGATTCAGGACCTGTTACATGAGATTAAGGTCGCGGTATATGGCGAACAGGTGCGCGGCTCCATTCATGACGCCATTGAGCAGTGCTACACGGATGTCTCGACCGCGACCACATCCGCTGAAGCTGCTACCGCTTCCGCCAATCAGGCCGCGTCCAACGCTACCAGCCAGACTGCTCTGGCGAAGACCGCGACTGATAATGCCAATAACGCCGCATCCGCCGCTAACACGGCGGCGGGTTCGGCCAACTCAGCGGCTACGGCTGCCAACAATGCGGCAGACCGCGTAGACGCCGCTATCTCTAATACCAATGCCGCCGCGTCCAACGCCAACTCCAAGGCATCCACAGCGAATGATGCGGCGATTGCAGCTAATGCCGCAAAGACCGCTGCCGTGTTAGCGGCGGATTCGGCCAACAGCGCCGCTACTGCGGCGAACAAAGCAGCGGACACGGCGAACACCAAGGCTAATCTGGCGGATCAGAAAGCCACCGCGGCACAGACGGCCGCAACGAATGCCGATTCCAAGGCATCCGCAGCGAATGATGCGGCGATTGCAGCTAATGCCGCAAAGACCGCCGCAGATCAGGCTACCTCTGTGGCAAACGCTGCTGCAATGAATGCCAACACCGCTGCCGATCAGGCGAACACTGCAAAGGATGCGGCCAACACGGCAGCTTCTGATGCGAACGCCGCCGCGACCTCTGCCAGTTCCGCAGCCACAGCAGCAACAACCGCTGCTAATCAGGCGAACGCCGCCAAGACTTCCGCGAACGATGCCGCTGATGCGGCTAACACGGCGGCTACGGCAGCCAATACTGCGAAGACCAACGCGGAAAAGGCAACGAACGCAGCTAACGATGCCGCAAGTTCTGCCAACACGGCCGCATCCGACGCGAGAACCGCAGCTACGGATGTAACGGCCGCGATCGGGAATTGCAACACGGCGGCGTCCAACGCGAATGAAAAAGCGAACGCCGCTAATTCTGCTGCGGACAGCTGTAACACTGCCGTTACCAGCGCTTCCGCTGCCGCTTCTCAAGCAAGCGCTGCTGCCGTTGCGGCGGATTTGTCAAAGCAGGCCTGTGATCTTTCCAAGGCAAATGCCGATGCGGCGGTAATCAACTGCAATGACACGGTTGCGGCTTTGCCGGCTACGTTGGAAGCCATGTTTGAAGCGCTTGGCCTCTCCTTGGTCGACGGCAAACTCTGTACGAGGGTGGTGAGAGATGATGAGTAGGATTTCACAGCTTCTCGCCCAGATTCTCTCTGCTGTCTATGGTAAGGACGTGCGTCAGTCGATTCACGATGCCATTGAGCAGTGCTACGCCGACGTATCCAACGCCAAGACCTTGGCAGAGGCCGCGGCTACGAACGCCAACAATGTCGCGACCAATTCCGAAAGTCGCACTACTGCCGCGATCAGTACCATGCAGACGCAGACCAACGCCGCCATCGCCAACTGCAACAGCGCGTCCACCGCCGCCAATAGCGCCGCTTCTAACGCTTCTGCGAAAGCGACTGCTGCGAATAATGCGGCGATTACCGCGAACGACGCGGCGGCAGCGCTGCCCGGACAGCTGCAAAGCACGCTGGACAGCCTGGGGTTATCCGTTCAGAACGGGAAGCTCTGCGTCCGCGTGGAACGATCCTGATGAAAAAGGAGGAAACGATAGATGATCACAGTTCCCGAGCATCCGCTTCACTTTGTCGGCCGGCAGCAGACCAGCGGCGAAGTGGATTATGTACAGGATGGAAGGCTCCATCAAGGCGCAAACGCTCCCTCCGTTCTGGTGGGATCGGAGAATGATCTTTCCCTGCTCAACGAGCATTATCACCCAGGGACCATCGCCTATACTGCCGGTTTCAAGAAAATGTGGCAGCTTGGCGTAGACGGCTTCTGGGTTTCTTTGACGTAAGGAGGAGTGAACCGATGGACGCAGCAACTCTTGGCGCAGCGATCGCCATTGCGAAATCGATTCCGAACACCGCCGTGGGCGACGCGACCGCCGCAGCCAACCGCGCAGAGGCGGCTGCCCAATCTGTGGAGGACTCCGCGGCGCAGATCGCATTGTTTCAGGCGCTTGGTCTCACGCTCCAGGACGGAAAAATTTGCGTGAAAGTTGAAAAGGAGTGACACCGATATGAGTACCATCACCAATGATCCCATCATGCTCAACGAAACGGGCATGTTGATCAAAGACGCGCTGGACCGTCAAAATGGTTATCTGGCCATGCTGGCGGAAGGAAAGCGCAGCGAAATCTACAGCTCCATGGCACAGATTGCCCATCTGGTGCGCACCAGCAGCCTGGATGAGCTGCCCCGGCTGTTCCCGATCGGCGATCAGCTCATCGTGCCGTGGAAGGACATGGACGACAGCGCCCATAACACGGACGAAACCGCCTATCAGGTGGCGTGGAACATTGTAAACTACGGTATGGTGACGCTGAAGGACGGCAGCGAGGTGCCGGGTCTATGGCTCCAGATGCATCTGTGTTCCGCCTACGGCGTGCAGTTCAGCCATCAGCAGGCGTTCATGAACTGCCCGGACGGTCTGGCTGCGGGAACCTACTATGTCACCTTCGGCGCAAAATGGGGCAGCAAGGGCGCGGACGCAGGCACAACCTGGCAGTTCACCCTGACGCAGGCAGTGCCCGCAGGTGGCCGACTGAGCGGCTTTGAAAGTCTGCCGGACGTGGCGACCACCGCATTCAAGGTAAAGAGCTGGGCAACGCCCGATGCGGCCAGCCCTATCGAAACGGTGGACGTGACTTCTGGCAGCGACGGAACCAGCCTCGGCACGATGCAGTTGGCCTCCGTCGGTGACGACGGGCTGAATTCCATGCAGTGCGTGGGCTATGGCCATAACCGCTGGGGCACCAGTGCGATTCGCCAGTATCTGAACGCCGCTGGCGACAACTGGTGGACGAGCCAGGAGGACTTCGACATTCGTCCGGATCAGTATACCAAGAAGGGCTTCATGTCCGGTTTCTCGGACGACTTCCTTGCCGCCATCAAGCCCATCAAGGTGACCACCGCGCTGAATACTGTGGAAGGTCTCTCCGCAACCACGGAGGACACCTACGATACGTTCTTCCTGCCGTCGCTTGAGCAGATGAACGCTAATCCGCAGCTGGCGAACGTGGAAGGCAGCTACTGGCCCTACTGGCGCAAGCGCCTTGGCGTGACCGGCCCCGTCGGCTGGTACGATTCCAATAAGTTCGAAGGCTTCAAGATTCCCGCGCTGAACGCCAATTCTCCGCAGTACGTGCGTTTGCGGAGTGCTGGTCGTGGCGGTGCGGGTTTTGCGTGGTTTGTGTTTTCCGCGGGCTATGTCTACGGCAGCGGCGCCAGCGGCGCGTTTCGTTTCTCCCCGGCTTGTGTCATCTGCTAATCGCTCCCCCATCCGGGCGGAACGCCCGCCTAAAAGGCTCCGCCCGGAGATTATAAGGAACAGAAAAATGCGTTGAAAGGAGTAAAAGACCCATGCTTTACGTAAAAAACACGATGAATCTGGCGGAAAAGCAGGCGCTGGAAGTGGCCCAGATGGACATTTCACAGCAGGCGACTGAGCAGGAATTGCAAGACGCTAAACTTGATTATATCGCCATGATGGCGGATATCGACCTGAGCGAAATCGCATCCGAACCTGAAGAGGAGGGGGAATGCTACCATGAGCAAGAAGTATAATCTTGTGAAGAAATACTACGACAAAGGCCTCTGGAAGATCGGCGCTGTGCGAAACGCGGTGGTGAAAGAATGGATCACCGAGGAAGAGTACGAAACGATCACCGGAGAAGCCTATGAGGCCAAAGGCGAGTAATGTCCGTACCGGTTGGAGAAAGAGAAGAAGGAAAGTTTTCGCTGCTGATTAAGGCGGAGAGCCTGGCTCGATACACCATCGAGATTACGGCAAACGAAAAAGTCTTCCTTCCCGAATACAGGAAACAGGTAACGGACGACATCGTCGAGACGGCAAAGAACATCTATCTGGGGATCCGTGAAGCGAATGACGTGAACGTCCGGGTTGGAACGCCGTTTCAGCTGGGCGATTACCGCGAACGGAACAATCTGCAAAGACAGGCGCTGCGTAACTGCAAGCGCCTTCTTTATTTGATTGATCTGGCGCATCGCATTTTCCATCTGAGCTCCCGCCGCGTGGCGTACTGGGGGCAGATGGTGGTAAACGTGAAAAACCGTGTATGCGGCTGGATTGATGACGACACCAATCGCTTCATGCTCAGGTGACATACTACTCTATTGATATACTGGCTGTAGGCTGAGCGCAGAACGTGCGTTTGCGGAGTGCTAATCGTGGCAATGCGAATAATACGTGGAATGTGAATTCCGCGGGCTATGTCAACAACAACAACGCCAGCAACGCGAATCGTTTCTCCCCGGATTGTGCTCTTTAGAAAATCACAGGGCTGAGCCGCAGGCTTGGCGCATTTTCAATCTGACACAAGGAGCCGAGTGACCAGGCGTGAAGAACACGCGAAACAATGCGAAGGGGATGGCCGCATCGCCAGAGGGTGATGATCGGTCTAAGTACCCCGGAGATTTTCAAAAAGTTGCAGGCTATGAAGCGCTGCACGAATCGATGATGAAATGCGTCAAGGGCGTTTTATGGAAAGATACCCCGGCGCATTACTTTCTCAACAATATTGAGGAAAATCTCATTCTTGCCCGTCAGCTTCAAAATGGAAAATACAAGCAGAAAAAGACCCGAAAATTTAAGGTTTACTACCCCAAGGAGCGCGACATTGTGAGCGTACATTTTCGGGATCGCGTTTTCCAAAGAAGCCTAAATGACAATATTCTCTACCCCAAGATCAGCCGCAGCTTCATCTACGATAACATGGCCTGCCAAAAAGGGAAAGGACCTGATAAAGCGCGGGAGAGGCTGAAGAACTTTCTGCAAAGGTTTTACAGAAAGCACGGCGCGGCGGGATATGTGCTGAAATGCGACATCAAAGGTTATTACCCGAACATGTCCCACAAGGTGGTAAAGGACTGCTTTAAGAAGGTCATCGACGGCTGGACTTACCA